AGTGGTGTTTCCTTTGAATCTTGCGGAAGCGCAAATGTTCAAGTAATCCACCATGAGAACATCGGGAGAAAAATTCTTCTTGAGGCGAAGTTCGTTTATCAAGTTTCTGAAGTGCGAGACATTTGCTGTCGCCGTTGGATATTCCTTGACAATCAATCTTCCCTTGATGTTCTTGAGAGCTCTTTCCATCTTCTTGTCGTAAAGCTCTTTGGACAGCTTCTTGAGATCTTGAATTGGAGTATTCAGAAGATTCGCGTCAATGCGTTCTGCAATTCTCTCTTCCGACATTTCACATGTGATGTAGAGAACATTCTTGTTTTGAATCAAACAATTTGTAGCGTGGTGGCAGAGAAACAACGACTTTCCAACACCCGTTGAAGCCAAAATCACATTGAGAGTTTTGTTTGGAACTCCACCATTTGTGATTCTGTTCATGTAATCCAAATCAAATGGAACCTTTTCTTCTATGCGATGATAAAACTCGAATCGTTCATCCTTGTTTTCGATGAAGTCGTGACCAATGTTGGTGTCAAAAGAAACCGACAATGCCTTGGATAGAATTTCTGGAAGAACATTGACAGATTCTTCCGTCTTTCCGTCAATGATGTGAATCGAGTCCATAATAGCATTGAAGATTGCTTTGTCTTTACAGAACTTTTCGGATTGGTCGATGAGCCAATCCATGTTGTCTTCCGAGTTCAAACTCTTGGAAATGATGTCCAAGTTTGTTTCAATCTTCTTGATATCTGTTTCACTGATTTTTTCAAGACTTGAAATCTCAAGTTTCACAGCTTCAATGGAAGGGGATTTGTTGTATTTGTTGATGAATTCACTCACTTCCCGAAAAAGAATCTTGTCGGAACTATCCGCAAAATATTCTTCTTTCAGAAAGGGTAGAACTCTTCGTACATAATCTTCATTGTTTAGGAGGTTGCGAAGAACAACCATCTCAATTCGCTCATTCATACAAAAAGACTCTCCAATGTCTGTTCACTATCCATTCGCCAACCAATCTTCTCAACGATACTATTTAGAGGATCAATGAACGATTTCTCAAACTGAAGTTCATAATCGAAGTAAGAATGCAGACCAAACTCCTTTGGCAATTCCACTGGGAAAGATAGAACTTTTTCTCGCAGGGGATTCGGTTGTTTCAGGTAGAGAAAACGAATCTTATCTCCTTCTAGAATCTTCTTGTATTTTCTTTGAAGATTGTGCTTGGCAAGTAGGTCATTGTATATCAAAGAACCCTTTACTGCAATAGGAGTTCCCTTGGAATACACATTTTTTTCGTCCATGTATTTCATCAACCCATTGCAACCTCTTGGAAAGGAAACTTCTTCGGGTGGAAGTTTCATAAACTCTTCCTTGAATTCCTCGATGAATTTCACCAATGTATCATTGTCTTCCCGAAGAATGATTGATATTGCCTTCTTGAGTTTTTCGCGAACTACATGTGGCGTAGAAGAACGTGTGGTTTCAATCCCCATGATTTTCATTTGAGGTTCGGAATAGCGAACACCTTCACTGTCCCAAACATTGAGCATGTATCGCTTCTTTGCTGTCCAAATTCCCTTATCTGCAATGACTTCTCGTTCCATCTGCATTCGGTTCACAAAAGCATTCATCTTTTTGGAGAGTTCATCATACTTCTTGTCGATGAATGGTTGAATTACCTTTTCGCAGCTCTTGTTCAAGAAATCAATTATCTTGTCTCTGTCGGTTTCATTGGGCAAGACCTTCTTAACCAAATTTCCTAAACGAAGATAGACCGAATCGGTGTCACTCGCGACCACATAATCATAACCTTCAGTCTTCAGTTGTTGATTGAGAAATTCATTCAACTTGTTCATGATCCAACGAATACTGAGTTGACCGGACTTGGTGATTGATTCGGCAAGTTCCCTCGAATAAAACCTAAAATATACGTTTCCTAACCCAAGGCGCCGTAGCAGCTATTCAATTGGACCTTTCGGACCAATTGGAAATTGTGATATTTTGAAATATCCTTTTTCAAGCTGCCACGAAGCCTTAGCAAGTCCTCCGTGCTCATTTTTTCATAATCTTTTGACATCTCCAACCTTTTGCTTTTCCTTTCTTTATAGCTTTTCCACTTTCATGATTTGTCCAAATAGTGCTGAAAGGTAGTTTATTCTCCTCACAAAATTCAGTCAACCTATTTGTTTCAGTTTTTTTACCATCAGGAGATATTATAATAAACCAAGAATTTTTAGTGTTCTTGAATTTCTCTCTAAATCCTTCCCTGTCCCACATTTGCCTAGATAGAACTTTCATTTTCTGGGAGTGTTCTGGTTTTTTTCTTCCTAAATTTGCTTCGCGTGCTTTTTCCAAATTTTTCAAAGAAATTTCTAAAAACTTAGGATTATTTTTTCTGATTTCACTTATTTTCTTTCCCAATTTTCTTGCTATTTTAGGATTTCTCATGGGGTTTTTGTCCCCCCTGTTATCAATGTGGTCGAAACCACCTTTACCACCACTTCTCATATTGTAACATTTTCTATCTCGGATAGATTCCTCAACAAATTTTTTCTCTGCTTCAAACATGGAATGCTCTTCTGTAAAAACACCTATTATTTCTTTCGTAAAATTTTTCTTTCCATACTTTTTTATAGCTCTTCTTAGAGCAACTCCACTACCAAGATAATTATCACCTATATTATTAGTTTTATGAGCTCCGATATAATATTTTCCATTTACATTATTAGTTGTTTTATATACTAGGTAAAACATGCTTTTTACTTCCTTTCCGAAAGTATTTATAACCTAAAGCACTTTGATACCTATATATTTTCTAAAAACTGACTCCTCTTTTTCTGAGTTCTTTTTCAACCCCTTCAATATCATATTTCGCTTCGATCATCTTCTTCTTGAAGAACTTTCTCTCCTCATACATCTTCTCCATGAGTTCAGGAAGAAATCCTTGAATGTCTTTTCGATATGTGGTTCCGTTTGCAGCAACAGATCCTTTTCTTTTGAGTTGATTCAGTTTTTCAGAAGGTTTGCCTTCGAGAACATCATGAAAAACATTAGCCATTCCAAATTCTTCATCTTCAGTAAGAGCAACCTTTGTTTCTGGGCTGATGTTGTATTGCATGATAAGATGAGGATAGAGCGAATTCAAATCGAAGGACACCACCCAATCATGCTCACCGACAATCGGCTCCTTCACGAAAGCACCAGAGTATTGCTCTTCCACAATGGAACTTCTTGCTCTCTTCATTGGAATGATTGTGTTCTTGGAAAGAAGATGATGATAAATGATGGAATCCCAAGTTCTCACTTGCGAAAAGATGTCTTCGTGGTTCACCTTTGCTGAATATGAAAGAGCAAAAGAGAGTTCCAAAAGTCGCATCTTCTCTTCCAACTTCTGAACTAGACGAACATCTTGAATGTTGTATTCCACGAACTTCTGAAAATCTCCCTTGTAGAAATCCGACATGGTTTCAAATTCACCGTAGGAGTGTTTTCTTTCCCCAAGTTCAACAAACGAGATGTGATCCAAACTATACGATTCTTGATTCTTGTATGTGAAAGTTCTGTAGAGTTCAAAATAGTCCAAACAAGAAACACCGATTATCTTGTAGACGGTTTCCTTCTTACCCATACGACTTACTTCTCGCTCACGAACTCTTCCCCAAGGAGACAATCTTTTTGCTTCCTTTTCATCCAAAAGCATTTGAATGCGGTTGAAGAGATATGGAATATCAAAGAAACGAATGTTCCATCCTGTGACGACATCTGGTGCTTCTCTTTCCCAAAAATCTAGAAATTCCGAAAGCATTTCCTTCTCATCATACGCCTGATGAAGAACCGTATCCTTTGTTTTCGGTGTGAAATCTTGATATGTGAAAACATGATAGAACCCATCAACATATACTGTGAGAACATTGATCTCCTCTATAGGATTGTGTGCTGTTGGAAATCCATTTTCGCAAGTGGTTTCAATATCAATGTTGACAACTTTGATACGAGATTCGTCGTATTCCACAACATCGGGATAATTCTTCCCGATGAATTGACAGACATAATCGGTATTGCCATAGAGGTCAAAATTGGAAACACCATCATAGTTGTCTATGAACTCTCGGGATTCACTGATGGTATCAAAGGAAATCTTCTCCAGAGGATTTCCTTCCAAGTTTTGAAAGATGGTTTTACTCTTCGGATTTCTGCTTCCGGCTGGAGTGTAGAGACAAGGAGAAAACTTCTCCTTTCTCTTGACACGCTTTCCATCCTCAAATCCACGAATGAGAATCCAATCTCCACTTATGTCAACACTGGTGTAGAAATTCATTTATCCTGCTTGTCCGACACATATCCACTGAAAAGAACACAGTAATTGATGATATCCAAGAGAGCATCGCGATACCCTTCGTTGTCAACAACAAGTTTACCCGCCGTTGCGAATGTGCTCAACCTTGACAGTTTATCACACATTCTACAAAGGAACCCCTGCTCGGTTGAGCAGATTCCCATCGCTTCAGTTCGCTCGAAATTCGCGAAAGGTGTTGTCCCTGAATCACCAGCGTAGTCATGATTCTTTCTCTTCATTATCTCCAATGCTTCGTCGCATAGTTCCTTGTGATGCTTCAAAAGTTCTTCTCTGTTCATTTTATTCATACTCCACTTGTTTGAGAATTTCAGGGTTTTGCTTTATGGTTTGAATCGTAATCAAATCTTTTACTTTTGTAGTTGACCATTCGTGAGACCGAGTAGTGTATACGACTCTTGGAGGTAGATCGTCGCCAGTGAATGGTTTTCCGA